TAAGAACTGCTATCTTTAAATTAGCCAATGTTAATTCCTTTAGTGAATTAGAGTCGGCACTATCTATTAGTGGTACTGTATCTGCATCTATAGGTGTTGTTTTACCCGCTACTCCTACTATAGCAGAAGCTATACTATCTGCATCAACTCCAGTTACGTATAATTCCCATTTACTTGCTGCTAAATCTGTAGCAAATGTTCCTGAGGTATGAGCTTCTATACAAACGTATCCAGAACCATCTTCTTCAATCGTATCATTTAAAACATACGCTGTAGCAGTTACCCAAGCACCTTTCCACGTATAAACAGCATCCTCTACTATTCCTACTCTGTAATCTAAGGAATCAGCATCAGCACTGCTATCTATTCCTACTTTATCCTCTATATTATTTATGTGTTTAGCTAATACATCTGTTGTATTATCTACTGCTTCTGTTTTAGCTGTTGGAAAATCTGCCATTTTACTTATTTATTAAATTAACCCAACTTTTATTTGTATCTTTCTCATCCACCCATACTTGGACTTTATAGTCCTTATAGATAGCTTCAGCACAAATATAACTCTCTTTAAGAGTATCGTTCTCACCAGTAAAAACATCAGAAACAACCTTCCTAAAACAATTATAACTTAAAGGGACTTCCCCCTCAAACTTAGGTTTAATGCTTGGTAAATTGAAGTGTTTATCACCCACCCAAATTCCAAAGGAATGTATAGTGAGTTTATTTTCTTTAATGTATTTCTGTAATTTCCACCATGGAGAATCTTCTCCTTTAATGTGAGCTACTTTATCTTTTCCTTCTACTAATGTTTCGCCGTTAGATAAACCTGCGATCCATTTAGAACCTGTATTTTCTATTGTTAACATATTTATTACAATCCATCTTTACGATGTATTCTCTTTTTAAAATTAGATGCTACTGATAGGTAAATGCAAATCTCATCTTATTTGCACTCTTCACACCTACTGTTGTAGGAGCTGCACTTATTAGTACATAGAAGTCGTGTGATGTAGCTGGAGTATCACTATCTGCGATACTTAAAGCTGTTCCACTTCCACCTACTGCTGTCCATTCCGTATCTGCTTGTTCAGCCATTTGGATAGTCATCTCTGTTTGAGCTGTTGCTGGAGTTGTACCATCGTACCCGAACATTGTGATATCCGTTACTGTGACATTACTGTCATAGCCAATAGATATTTTCAATGCACACTCTGCATCGGTAGCGAGTTCAATATCCTCTGTACCGTCTCCCCAATCTGCTGTTCCTGCTGCAATATACTTATTATTGACAGGAGTATTAGCCGCGGAGTCATCTACACCTACTGAAGACCTTATATGAGTTGAGTCATTATAAGCGTCAACTGTTATTGGATTATCAAATGTTCCATCAGCGAATGATAGAGAATCTGCAGCTTCCAATGTCGTAGGAGAAACTCCCTGCAATACTAAAACTTGTGTTAAAGCCATTATGTTTTTCTAACTAAATTTAAATAAACCCTCGGAGGAGTTATGTAGTTCTTATGGTTACATCCTTAAGAATTACAAATTTTCCTTTATCCGAAGACGATATATTACCATCGTTATCCTTAAGTTGAACATCATAAGAATAAACCCCTTCTAACTCTGCTGTGTCAGCAGGAGCTAATGATATTATAGCGACTCCTGTTAAAGGAGCTTCAAAAACACTTGATTCCTCACTTATAACTGCTTCTGCGTCTGTATCTGTTACTTTTCTTTTGACCGTAAAGAACACAGTTCCGTCTGTTAAATCTATAGCAACACTATCATCATCCGTAAAGGTTATATCAAATGTTGCACTATCACCTCTTATTACTTCTATTTTCTCCATTTACTTACTGTTTTAGATTATTTAATGAAGCATTAGCACCAGTTTTCTCAGTTCCCGAAGCAGATCTCCCCTTAACTTCCTCTGTTGCTTTCTTAAGACTCTCTTCTACATTATCAACAAACGGTATTTGACCAATAAGAGTTCCATCATCTACTACTCCTCTTAAATTACTGATAATCTGACTCATTTCCAATAGATTCTGAGGTAAGTTTCTCTTGAAGACTGCATCTACTTCATAAATTGGAACTTCCTTCATCTCACTAATAGCACTGAGGTAGTTATTGTAAATTTGAATCCTCTCTATCAACCCTTTTTCAAAATACCTCTCTTTATTCTTAACATTCTGCTCAAAAGCCAATAATTTATACCTAATAGCAACTCCACTTGAATTTCCTGCAAAGTTTTCGTCTGCCATATTAGGAACTTTGGATATCTTATGTATATCATCTTCTAAAGTCCTGCGTAAAATATCTACCTGACCTTCATCTAATGTTTTTATTAAATATTCCACCTTACTATCTTCTGGTAAACCAAACATTGTTCTGTTTATGAGTAACTTCTCCATCTGGTCATCCTCTAGGTTCACATTATACCCGACTAGAATAGCTTCTACTAACTGCTCTTTGTCATTTATACGGTCTGATTGTAGTAAATTATAAGCGTCTATTAAACTAATTACTTGTTCAAAATCTCCCATCTCTTCTGAGTTGTTTCTGTATTCAATAATTGGAACTATCCCGAATTTATGTGGTGTACTTGTTCCGATTACTACTTCTCCAACACTATTAACACAGTTATACTCAAGATTCTTATCGTAGACAGTAAGATCATCATAATCTTTATCTTTTTCTCCAGATATCTTATAAAGAATCCCAAACATCTTATCGTGTTCTACTGTATCATCATAAACACAAATACAATTTCGGACATCTATATCCGTACTCTTTACATCATTCTCTATATTGTAAATCAACTCGTATTGTCTTCCAAAGATTGAAATATCTTTAGCTAACTCGTGGTCTAAATCGGATATGGTTTGTTTCTTATATTGGTTCTCTATCTTTTCAATGTCGTATTCATCTGACACTTTATACTCAACGGGATTGCCAAGTAAATATCCAACAGAAGTATCCGTAATGTAATTAGCGTGATTGATAACAACTCTTGTATTCTTAGCTGTTGGTGGTTTGCGTCTTTTAAGAATTGCGTGAGTTCCTATATAATATTTTTCTAACTTGTCATACCTTTTTCTATCATCTTCGTTATATTTAATCGCACTTTCTATTAGGTCAACAGAAAGCTTACTATCCTTTGGTACTGCAAACATCTCTAGTCCGATAGAACTTATATATTTATATACTAACATAAGAATCTTTAAATACCAAGCCGACCCCTAGCTATGAATTGTAACTCTGGCTTCTTTCCCAACTTCATAACTGCTATGTATCTCATCGCATCTACGCAGTTATGGACAAGCACTCCATTTGCTAGGTATTCGTGATTATCTTTAATCATTAAATCATACACTCTTTTTAATTCTCCTATTTCTTGCTTTTTGTTTACAGTTTGGATGACAATACTTACTAATTCCTGTGTGTCTAGTTTTGTATTTCTTCCCACAGAATTGGCAGACTTTTTCAAGATATTCCCTGTTTTCATACTGCTCCTTTGCGTGTTGAGAGTGCCATTCTCTACCCTCCTTACTCTTGTGCCACTTGATTGCTTCTGGTCTTGCATTTTCATCAAGGTTCTTTCTCCTTTGCTCCCTCTGCTCCTCTGTAAGATTTCTTTGGTGTAGCTTTCTGTGTTGCTTGACCTTGAGGACAGTAAGGTTTCCAACCTCGTTGTTCTCGGTGTTAAAATCCTTATGATGTATCTCAAAACCCTCTGGTAATTCTCCGTGATTGTCCTCCCAAACGACCTCGTGCAATCTACGAGTGCCACGACTATAGTATCTCTCCCCTTTGTATTTGCAATACTTTTTTCCTCTATACTCTTGTGTAGGTATATCGTATCTCCCTTTTCTAGTTTTGATATCTGCTTCCATCCTCTTTTGGTTAATATTTTATGGTCTGGAGTTGCTTCCAGTTCTACTTCAATATTATCAGATACAATACGATATGTCCACACCTCTTTGAGTCCATTATCAAATCTCTTGAGAACCCTTCTGTAGCCCCCTCTTGTCAAAACCATATCTCCCCTTTTTATGTCCTTTATATTAACCAGTCCTTTATTTGTAGTTATTTTTGTATTCCCAGTAAAACAATGATTGAAAGCGTCAATGGGTTTATTGATTATATTTCCAATTTTATCCTCTTGGTATTTATACTTTCTTAACTCATTCTCTAAGTCAGGGCTATTCTTTGTAATGTGCATTTTATATCCCTTCAAAATATCTATTCCAAAGTTGATACTATCTGCTCCCTTCTTAGCTCCTCTGATGTTGTAACCATTCCTTCTAATCTCATCAATACTTTTAGGTTCAGAACTGTCAGCGAAGATTTCTTCTAGTTTCCCTATTTCTAGTTTTACATACTCACTTACAATATCTTGATTAGTTAAACCCTTCCGATAGACCAGTTGATCCCAATACAGTTCGTTGTTCATTGTATAAAGGGCTACAACTGAGGTAGGGTCGTTGGTGTACCCGAAGTCCTGTCCGTATCCTATGAATTTTGCTTCCAGAGGGATTCGGTCAACAGTGTCCCAATTAGTAAATACAGAACCTTTAAGTTTGGTCTTATTTCCTAACCCATAAACCTGCCACATATAATTATCGGCAGTTCCCATTCTAATATTATCCTTCGTGGGTTTGTAACTGAGAATTTTCTTACGAATCTGGTCTGGTAGGAAGTCATTATCTAACATAGTGGACTTAATAAACTTCACATCATCCCTTTTATGTAGGTCAAAGACCCAGTGTAAGTCATTATAGGGATTATAGTCCAAAATAGCTCCAACATTGGTTCTCATTTCCAACTGGTCAAAGTGTTTTTGTCCTACTTCCATCACCTCATTGATCCAAAACCAGTCCTGAGACCTTCCGTGTAGTTTTTCAGCATAATCTAGTCCGTAAAACGCAAATTCAGATCCATTTATATCATAAAGTTGTTCTGCACGGTTAATATTGATTTGAGGTTTGATTTCTATACCGTATAATTTACACATTTTCTTGAAATCTAGTAAAATTGTGGATTTTATCCAAGTTAATTTATCTCTAACGATAGTAACTGAGATTTCCTCCCCTGCCAATGCTTTTATAAGGAAAAACTGTATGATTGACCAACTTTTTGACGATCTTGACCCTCCCTCGTGACAAACAATCTTAAAATCGTCATTAAAAGCTTTTACTGTTTGATCATAAACTCTTGTGACCTGTATTTTTGACATTATTCTACTAATTCCCCTTCAATTATTTTATCAGCTGTCGCTTCTTGTATTTTTGCTATTGCTTTTTTGGCTTCTGGTAGGATATGTATATGTTCTACAGTAACTTTAGCTAAACTTTCCCCTCCACTCGTAATATCCACATCTTGAGGTGCTTTTCCTACATTTCTATCCAAATAGTCCTTCAAA